TCGAAAGATCGGCCCCCATTGAGCGGTTCCGATTTCATTGACTTCGCATTCGCCCGGACCATTGAGTAGGAAGGGCCCTACAACCGACGCCGAATAGTCGAATGGCCTAGTTACCTCGATGTAGGTCGTCCCGTCGATCTCGCTTGCTCCATTCATTTGGATGCAACCATAGGGAGGGATAGTCACGGTTGACTTGTTGATGTAGTAGATCGGAGTCGGAGTGTAAGGTATAGCCATCGTCTTCGATGCCAAACCCATACGTTCAAAGGCTTGTGAATTGTCCCAAATCCGCTTGGCCTGTTTTGGTGTAAATACTCCGATCTCTTTTGCCACGTTAGCCTCTTGTGTCACACAAAAGAGCAATCGAGTAGATCGCTGGAGTAACCGCCGTTGCCGTCGCTGCATCATTGCTAGAAATCGACAAGCGAACCTCAAGCAAGTCCCCTGGATCTACGCCAGTAGCGTTTACAGTAAAGTCGTAGCTTGCCGCTGAAAGGCTGTTCATCGACTGGGCCGCCGTAGTCACCAAATCCGATCCAAGAGCCCCATCGGCCCCAACGTAAGCCTCTGCGTCGATTGTGCAAGCGACATCGGCTACGGTTGTTTCCATCTTCGCCCGGATCCTCAATTGAATCGTCTGCCCGTCCTCGTAATTGTCAGGGATCGGAATAGCCACATAGAGCCGCCTAGTGGTCGCTCCAAGTGTCCGAACATTGCCCGCCGTGATTCTGACCGGGTTAGTTCCCCAAGTGCCTGAGACTAGCCCTAAATCGTCGCTAGCTGCCGCTGAGGGCAAGATGGTTTGCACCGCATCCCAAACGCGAGTATCTGCGAGGGAAGCGACAGACTTGGCAAGCACCCGCTGGGCAAGCTTGGTTGTCGCGATGTCGGCGTTACCCGCGATCGTATAGTTGGTAATAACCTCGGGGGGCAAAATCATTGTTACGTCGGGAATCGTGGTCATAGTAAGCCCAATGCTCCATAAGGAAGGGAATCGTAAATCTTAAATTCTAGCCAATGGGCGTCGACCTGCTGGCCGTCGCCCTGCGGGATTTCGTAGCCCTCAGCATCAAGCAAGACCGGCCTGTTAGTCGGTTCGCCGCCTTTGAGCGCTCGAATGATCTGCGTTTGATCGTTGCTAGTATTCACCCGCTTATAATAGCCTTGATGGCGGACTCGTCGATACCACGCTTTTTCATTCGTGGTTCGGTATGGGTAACGAAATCGAATCTGCCCGGTTACTTCCCAGTAGGCTAGCTCGGGGGTGACGACATTGGACGCCGACAATTTCATTAGCTTTGCCGTGCCAGGGGGCCATCCTAAATAGGAATCGCTGTTGACCGATCGACGGTAGCGAGCCTGAATGAACGGATTGAACAAGAGCATGTTTCGCTTGATTGAAACGGTCTGATCCGGTAGCAACGTCTTGACGCCCTCGATCGGTTCGCCATTGACGGTTTGGATCGGTTTGCCGTCCCAATCCTCGTCGATTTCCTCTTCGGTTTCAACGTCATCCCAGTCGATTCTAGGAGGGGTGAATAACGGGTTGTCTTCGTTGTCGCTTGGCCCTAGCTCCCCGCTGTAATCGACGTTTAGCTGCCATAAGATGAGGCTTTGGCGTGACAGCGAAAAGTTGTCGGCAAAGGCATAAGGGAACTGATCGCTGAAACGATCACCTTCGAGGATGCCCGTTGATCGATAGCAATCAAACTCGTTCGCCGTTGGCGTGGTAAGGATCTGAAATGCCCGCTGTAGCTTAATCGATCGCTTGCGGAACTTGTCCGTCAGGCTTATCGATGAAGTCGGCTTGGACCACATTTCAGTCACTTCGATAATGTTGCTCATCCAACGAACTCCACTTGCAAGGCGTCTGCCGATTGGGGTTTGGATTGGTTCTTAATCGCTTCTGCAACTGCGTCGAGCCGCTCAACGGTCTTGAGCGTGTTGGCTGCGATATCCTTTTGAACGTCCTCGCTAGCACCTCGGAGAACCAATCGCTGTTCAATGGCCATCAATTGCGGCTTCTCGGAAAGCTTCTTTGCTAGTTCACCTTGTTTCTTTTGGCGATCCAATGCCGCTTGCTCCGATGCAATCCTAGCCGCTGCATCTTTGCTTAGTCCCTGCTGTTCGAGTCGGAATCTGTTGGCCGCTTCCTGGCCTTGGGTCAACAGCACTCGCTGTTCTTCGAGCCTTGCCGTTTCGCTTTTTTGAAGGTCGGCAATTTTTGTTAGCCTAGCTTTTTCATCGTCCTCGGCTTTCTTTTTTTCGTCAGCCTTTGCTTGCTCGACCTTGGCAAGCTTTTCCGCGCCTACGATCCTCTCTGCGTCGATGCCAGTGATGCCTTCGTCTGCTAGCTGTGCGGTTCTTGATGCCTCAATACCCTTGGTGAGCTCGATGTATTGGTAGTTGGCCTTGCGTAGCTGATTGACGACCGATTCTTGTCTAGCCTTAGTTTTGGCCGCTGCCTCATCTTCGGCTTTCTGTTGTTCTTTGATTGCCTTGACGTTGTTGGCATGTTCGCCGTAGACATCCGCCAAAGCTACCTTCTGTTTTTCAAGGTTGTTGATTGTTTCGACGTACTGATTATTTTGGACAATCAGCCCATCAATTGCTTCTTGGTTGTTTCCTAGCAAGCCTTCAGACATCCTAAGTTTTTCAATTTCACGTTGGCGAAAATGAAAATTGTCGTAGGCTTCATTGATGGATTTCTGAATTGCGTCGAATGCCGCAACCGCTTCGTTTTGCTGCTTTGCTGGATCGCGAATTAGAGACAGATCCTCGAGCTTTTCCTTGAAACCTTTGTTCGACGCCTCATTCATCTTGGCAGTAAACTTTTCGACCTCGGCCTGCGCATCGCCGAATTCGTCTTTCAGTTCCTTGACGCCAAAGATCGATTCTCCGATGGCCTTACCCAAGTTGAACGCCAGGGTAGTCACTAGCACCGTGATGCCCGCTTGAAAAGCCATCGCACCTGCGCCGCCGACTTTCATTACCTCAGAAAACTGGCCTACCTTTTCCGTAATCGCCGCAACCCCGCTTGCTGCTGATTGCAACTGAGAGCCGCCTAGCTGCCCTGCTAGCACGCCGATAAACTCAGTTGATGCCTTAGCCTTCTGGCCTGTTTCCTTGACGCCTTTAACCGCTGATTCGATATTTTTCGATGCGTTGATCGCCTGCGCAGACGCCTTGTCCTCTGCTTCAATAACGATCTTGATTGCGTCGCCGGCCATCGCTTATTTTCGTTCCGCTTTCGCTCGTTGTTCTTCCGACTTAAACCGCCTAGACGCCTCGATAAAACTAGCCGACTGGTCCAGCGCCCCGCCTGCTATCGGGGGCAGTCCCTCATCGAACAAATCGACCAACTCGACAAATTGCGCAAGCCCGCTGCAATACTGATTCGGGCATCCCTCAACGCGATAAACGCCCTCGGTGCATTCGTCGCATCCTGCCCCGTTGCACGCAACGCACTCGATTTCAATAGGTTCTGCATCGGTCCCCCTGTCCTTACATTCTTTGTCGCTGCAATTCAAACAGAGTAGCCCCTGCCGTATCATCGCCGCGACCCTCAGCCTTTTTTTTCGGTTGTGTCCATTCGCTGATTATAGGCAACCAAGCGAAGCAACTCCCTAGCTTCCGTGAGCGTAAAAACGTCCTCGATAGCTTCTGTGCTAAACGGGATGCTGTTCATGCTTGACCAGCCCGCAAGCACCTTTTTGAGTTGCTCGACGGTCTCGTTGAAAATCTGTTCGACCGTCACGCCGGGCCTGTGGATAGCGTCAAGCACCTCAAGTACCTTCCGCTGATTTCGCATCGATTGGGATCGGACGAAAAACGTGGGTCTTGATTCTTCGGGCTTGTCTTTGTCGCACTCAAGCCAGACAGGAAAACTCTGATCTGGCTCTAGGAAAATTGGCATGGTCTCTCCGTGTTAGGTCGCTGCTGTAAAGGTAATCGAGCATTCTTGATCTGCCGTCGAGCCGTTGCGGTTAGCTTGCCACTCGATTTCATCGACAACCATATTCTCCCGATCGGCTTCGCTGATCGCCACAATTTGAGCCTTCGGGGCCGCAATTGTGATCTTGCTGTTTGTTGGTCCGTCAATGTCGAATGTCAAAGCATGTTCGCTTAGGTCGAGAAACTTTGCGTAGCGACCCTGCACCGCAACAAGCTTCGATTCCGGGTTTCCAGTGATCTTGACGACGCGATTAGTAATTAACCCCGCTTTGAATCCGGAAACGTCGCTCGAATCTTCCCTGAGTAACATCGAGTTCCCGCTGTCAAGCACCATCGACTCGACCGCCAAATCAACGCTGTTCCATGTCGTCACGCTTGACGCAAATCGCAATGGGCTAGCTGTCGGGTAAGTCGGCGCGAGAATCCCAACGTCGGTAGGCGAATCCCAGATGCCAACAAATTCGAATTCAAAGACAACCGTTTTGCCGCTCATGCAATTGGCCTTGAACGTGCCGACGCACCCCCGCAAGGTTTTGCGCTTGCCGTCAATGTAAACCGCAATTGATAGCGTTTTGACGTTGGCCCCTGGGGCCTCTGTGCGAGGGGTGAAAACTTGGCCGCTCTTTACCCACCCGCAAGCAGGCAGGAAGGTATCGGCCCAAGATGGTTCGGTAGCTGTCCCGTCCCAGCTAGCATCGTGCTTAAATGTCACCTTGCCCTTGTAGCCGCCCGGAGTCGATGCCCGCATACCGAACGATCCTTGACCCTCTCGGGCCTCGGTCTCGATTTCATGCTGAATGGCAATCTCGTAGCAGTTGAAAGAGGCCTCCGCTGCCGTCAATGCTTCGGCTGTGCCTGGAGTCGTCTCGATCTTCGCTGCCAGTACCCGCTTGCGTTTCAGTAGTGTCATTGCCCTAGTTCCCTTGATGCCCTAAGTTTGATTTTGCCGCTTGCCGCCAGTGTGATTTCACGCAACCTGCGATTGATTTCAATGGGTAGCCGTTCGCGTGCTTTAGCCCCTGCAATCTCCCCGATATTGCCCTCTCGGAAGAAATCGCCGGGACGCTTGCCAAGCACCCTGAGAAGCTTGCGAGAGCCTTCGGCTGCCGGTCGGTAAATATCGCCACGCCATCGAGACGCAACGAATCCATCTTGTACCACGGTCCAACCGCCGCCTACGCTCGACTTGTACTGAGCCCCAAGGCTTTTGATTTTGCCGCGACGCTTTCGGCTGTAGCTCTTGCCCTCAAAATACTTAACCGGGAAATGATGCCCTTCCCAAAGTCCGATCGTGACGCCCGCATTGCCTGGAGTCGCTTTGTTCTTTTGCTTGATCGTTTTCTTTAGCGTCTTGGCCTTGCTGAATTGCTTGACGATGCCTTTATTCTCGCTGCTTACCTTAAGATTAACCAAGGGCCCCAAGGCTTGAGCGCATTCGACTCGAACGGACCTAGCCGCCCTGTTTACCGCCGTAGCTAGGTGTCTCGGCAAATGGTCGCCGAAGGCCCCTAGATTGACTCGCATTTGTCGCAACGATTCTTGATCGACTGTAATTTTAATCATTAGTTCCGTAGCTCCGTCGGGTCATCTTCGGAGTATCGGCAAGTAACCTGTAGCGGGATCGTCAAGCCATCAATTCCGCCATCTGCCGCAATGAATTGAATGCTACCCCAAGTTGCATCAATCGCATTTCCTCCGAACGTGTGCCAAGTGCTAGACCCATTGCAAACGGCTTTTACTACGTCGGCATGAAAAGCGTTTAGTAGCTCGTCAATCGTTTCTGCCCCCCGCTCATCCTGCATGATATGGCAATGGATCAAAAACGTCTGCCGCATCGCATTAGCAGGAGGATTGCCCGGTCTGTCTAAATCTGGCACCCGCTCGGCTGGCCCTTGCGTTAAAACAATCTGATTATGAATCGGCGTAAAGTTGGCGAATCGATTCGGTCGCTGCACTTCGCTGATCGCAGTTGAGTACGCAGCATTGTCGATCATCGCATCGAGACGCGACTTCAAGACAACGGCGATATTCTCAACGACTGCTAACGGCATTCTAGGACAAGCATCCCTTCATCATGGCTGAGTAGTTTCAAGATTGAATGCCGCCTAGGAGGCTGGCCGACTCGATCCGGGAATCCCAATTGATCGCCGCCCAGGTTTAATTCGTCGCTTGCGATTCCCTCGTCGGGGTCGTTTGCAACGTGAATCTCGAACATCGGATAAACAACGTCACCATCCTCCGGAAGGATACCAAGGGCTTCGCGAATGACTACCGCGATAACTGGCCGAGTCCGACCGTTTCGCTTGTGGTAAACGACCGATTCGGCAAAGTCTCGCGGGTTGGCAAAAACCTTCTTGGCATCCTCGATAATAGTATCGTGAAGGGTCACGGATTAAACCCGCTTGCCGTCGATGTCGATGTAGTCCATTTCAAAAACGTCAGCATTCGTGTTGGCTGCTTTTTGAAGTTGAACGATTGGCTGGAAGCTTCCAGTATACGCCGACATGTCAAACGTCGTTGTAGCGCATACTCGCTGGCCGTCGATGAAAAATTTCACATCGCTCTTGCCGCCCCGGAAGTCGATTACAAACTTCTTGAACGTGGTGCCAAGAGCGACGCCCGTAGAAACGTCGTTATTGTCCCTTACTTCATCGTCGGTTTCGGCGTAGACGAGGGTCGTGCTGTTGGCCCCTTCCATGCGAAACCAAGCGTGAGCCGCCACGCTGTCGGCGGTATCGTTTCGAGCCGAGCCCAAACCGAATACCAAGATAGATCCGCTCGTAAAGGTCGATGCCCCAATCCGAGCCCGCATCTCAACGCTCTGAACGTCGTCGATGTCAAACGCCAACGCATCGCCGTGAGCGTTGCCAAGGATCTGAATTTGGCTCGCACTTGTCAGAGTGCATACCAAACGGTCGTTGTTTCGTTGCGACGTAGGGGGAGCCGCCCCGGTTACCGCAACGGTCCAAGGAGTAGCAATGTTGGCCGAAGTCGGAATGGATACCGCTGGTCCGATGAAGTCATCGAAATACGGTTTGAAATCTTGCATGCCTGCCATGTTCTTATGTTCCTGTTTTGTGAATTTTGTTGCCGTCCCAAAAAGCCCCCAAGCAATTGCCCAGGGGCTAGAAATCAATCGACACTACGCACGATTAGCGAAGATGCCGCGATGCTCGATTACCGCCGCTGCCATGCTTTGGCGAACGGTGTAGATGTACGAATCGTTTCGGATGTTGTAATCGCTTTCCAGCACCGGCGATTCCTCGCCACTTAAAAACGTGATTTCAACCGTGTCAATCAGGCTGTTATCCGCGATTGCATACCAGTTAGTGCCGCTGTTGGCGTCCAGGTATGGGCTTGCAACAACCCGCAACTGCCGAGCACCGCCGCGACCGTAAAGGTTCGAGACGCCGCTGTTCTTTTCGCTCTCGACCGAAGCCGTCGAATTGACAAGCTCCAAGGCTGTTCCTGCGTAAGCCAAAGGCACCAAGAGGATCGACGGAGTAAGCCCAAGGAGCACATCGCTGTTAAGCCCCTTTTGCTTTCCCATTACCTCAAAGGCTTTGTCCAAGGTAGTCTTGCTTGGAGCCGCTGCCGCGCCCGAAAGATTAGTCCCGGAGGCGTGCGAAGCTGAAAACAAAGCCACGCCGTCGGGCATGGTTGGGTTCGACAGGAATACGTCATAGATCGCCTTTTCTTGCGTCCTGCGAGCCGCTGATCCGTGCATCGCTGGGATTCGGGAAAGTGCGTCTAGGTCGTCATTGATAACGGTCTCCCAGGTGACGGTAAATTCCTTGCCGTACTTCTCGATTTTGTACGACTTGCGTTGATCGACAACCTTGCCTTCGGGGTAGTCCTTGCCTTCTGGGACAACCTCAAGGTTTGGCGATTCGCCAAGGCTGATCCGGTTGATGTTCTTGAAATCGTCAACCGACTGGGCTTGCCTTACCCATTGGTCCCAAGTGTATGGGGCCTCAAGGTAAGACGCCGTAAGGGTCTTGTTGGCCGCATCCAAGAGCAGGCTAGAGAACGATCCGCTTGTGTGGTAAGCGTCGTTGGATCGACGGATATTCAGTCGGCCA